ACGTAAGTTCTCATTACTTGTACAGGGTGGTTTTGATGGTTGGGATATCTATAGAGAATCAAGAAGTAATACTGATAACTTTAGATTAGGTGGTTCAGCATTCTTAAAAGGTTATTGTCCTGATATTAAATATCCAACAGCTACAGGTTGGGGAGCATTCAAACAAATAACAGTTGATAACAATAGTGTGGATTATGCTAACTCTGACTATTACGCTTACTTATTAGGTCAAGAAACATTCTCAAATCCAGAAGCAGTTAACATTAATATATTTGTAACTCCGGGTATTGATTATGTTAATAACTCCAACTTGGTTGAATCAGCTATAGAAATGATTGAGTTTAATAGAGCTGACTCATTATACATCTGTACTACTCCGGATAGTGATTTATTTATCCCAAGTCCAGACCCATCAGCGTTAATTTATCCACAAGAAGCGGTAAACAATCTTGAAGACACTGGTATAGATTCTAACTACACTGCAACATATTATCCATGGGTATTAACAAGAGATAGTGTAAATAACACACAAATCTACTTACCACCAACAGCTGAGGTTACAAGAAACTTAGCGTTGACAGATAATATTGCTTTCCCTTGGTTTGCGGCGGCTGGTTACACAAGAGGTATTGTTAACTCAATCAAAGCGAGAAAGAAACTTACTCAAGAAGATAGAGACACATTATACCAAGGTAGAATTAACCCAATCGCAACATTCTCGGATGTTGGAACAGTAATTTGGGGTAACAAAACTCTTCAGGTAGCACAATCAGCACTTGATAGAATTAATGTTAGAAGATTATTACTTCAAGCTCGTAAATTGATTTCGGCAGTATCAGTAAGATTATTGTTTGAACAAAACGACCAAAAAGTAAGACAGGACTTCTTAGATGCGGTTAACCCTATCTTAGACGCTATCAGAAGAGATAGAGGTTTATATGATTTCCGTGTAACAGTTTCATCAGACGTTGCTGATTTAGACAGAAATCAAATGACTGGTAAGATTTATATCAAACCAACTAAATCATTAGAATTTATAGATATTACATTCTATATCACTCCAACAGGAGCTTCTTTTGAGAATATTTAATAAAAAAATTATGACTCATCCTTTGGTGGGTCATAATTAAGCCTTATATTTACAATATGTTAAATAAAAAAATTACTGAAGGAATAGATGAATCGGGAAGACCTGATGAAAAATATTACGCTTTTGATTGGGACGATAATATTGTAACAATGCCAACAAAAATTATATTGATTGATGAAGATGGTGACGAGGTTGGTATGTCTACTGAAGAATTTGCTGAATATAGAGAAAAAATTGGTAAAGAACCTTTCGATTTTGAAGGACATAAAATAGTAGGTTTTGCTGATGACCCGTATCGTTTTTTTAGAACCACTGGTGATAAACAATTTATTGTAGATGCTATAACGGCAAAACCGGGTCCGGCTTGGCCTGATTTTGTAGAAGCTATCAATAACGGTTCCATTTTTGCAATAGTAACAGCTAGAGGTCATACTCCTTCAATAATTAAAGAAGCTTGTTATAATTATATTGTATCTAATTATGAAGGAATAAACTCAGAACAACTTGTAAAAAATTTAGAAAAATACCGAGATTTAGCAAACCAAGAAAAAATATCTAAAAGAAAAATGATAAGAGAATATTTAGATATGTGTAAATTTTACCCAGTTTCTTACGGAGAGGGTTCAGCAACAAATCCGGAGGAAGGTAAAATTAAAGCTCTTAATGAATTTGTGGATTATGTTAAAAGGGTTTCTTCAGAAATTCAAAAAGAAGCTTATTTAAAAAATAGAATAAGTAATTATTTTGTTCCTAAAATTGGTTTTTCAGATGACGATGTAAAAAATGTAGAAAGTGTAAAAAAACATTTTCAAAAAGACCCAGAAAATATTATTAAAACATATTTAACAAAAGGAGGATTAAAAACTGAATATTAAAAATAATTTATAATATTTAAGTTTATACTGGGATGATAAAAAATAAATTATCAAAGTAAATAGAAAAAAGTTTTACGATGATATTTATATAAAAAAAAAATAAATTTTAAAAAAATATAAAAATGGCTGATTTATTGATGAAAATGCCCATACCGTATGAACCAAAAAGACAAAATAGGTTTATACTAAGGTTTCCTTCTACTTTAGGAATTAACGAATGGTTCGTAGAATCCGCGGCAAGACCAAGTTTAACTATAAATGCAACTGAAATACAATTTCTTAATACATCAACCTATGTGGCGGGACGTTTTACATGGGGTACAATTAATGTAAAATTCAGAGACCCGATTGGCCCATCTGCTTCTCAAGCGTTGATGGAATGGGTACGTTTATGTGCTGAATCAGTGACAGGTCGTATGGGTTATGCTGCCGGATACAAAAAAAATATTGACCTTGAGATGTTAGACCCTACTGGTGTTGTTGTAGAAAAATGGATTTTAGAAGGTACATTTTTAACAAGTGTTAATTTTGATTCTTTATCTTATAGTCAAGACGCAATTGCTACAATATCAGCAACATTACGTATGGATAGATGTATATTAGTATATTAAAAAATAACTTTATTAAAAATATTTAAACCCTACTTAGTAATATGTGGGGTTTTTTATTTATAATAAAATATACTTTACTATTATTTATTTAAAAAAAAAATATATGGAACAAGATTTATATAAAGCAGCAACAGAAAATTTTACATTACCACATGATGTGGTACAATTACCAACAGGTGGTATTTTTTACAAGTCGAAGAAAAAATCTGTTAAAGTAGGTTATTTAACCGCAAATGATGAAAATTATCTAATAGGTTCAGGAATTAGTGGTGAAAATATTATATTAACACTGTTGAGGAATAAATTATACGAACATGATTTAAGACCGGAAGAATTATTAAATGGTGATGTAGAAGCTATTTTGATTTATTTGAGAAATACATCATTTGGTTCGGAATATACTGTTAATTTGACCGACCCAAAAACTGATAAAACATTTTCATCTACTATTACATTAGATGAACTTAATTTAAAAAAACCTGATATTAAACCAAGTGAAGACGGAACTTTTACCACTAAATTACCTAAAACAGGTGTAACGGTAAAATTAAAACCAACAACATTTTTTGATACTTTAGAAATTGATAAAATGGTAAATCAATATCCGGCAGGAAGACAAGCACCTAGAATAACTTGGAGATTACAAAAACAAATTTTAGAAATAGATGGTGATACTGATAAGGGTAAAATTTCAACATTTATCGAATCATTACCCATTATGGATTCAAAATATATAAGAAAATTTTTGAAAGATAATGAACCATCATTAGATTTACAAAGAACAGTAGTCGCCCCATCAGGAGAAAAGGTATCTTTCGAGATAACCTTTGGGGTGGAATTTTTTCGCCCTTTCTTCTAACCACAGACAACTTTTAATTGAAGAATTTTATTTTTTATCAAAATTTAATAGAATATCTTGGACTGACTTTCACATAATGCCGACGTACGTTCGGAAATATTTAATAAATAGAATAATTGATGATAATACACCAAAGCAATAGTTTTAAAAACTGTCTTTGGTGTATTTATTTATAAACACATCTCAAATGGCGAAAGGTTTAATAGATGAATTAAAATCACTTATTGATGGTACATCATATTTTGAAGTTTTAGAACAACTTGATAGAAATGCAAGTTTAATGTTAAAACAGATGGGTCAGGGTCAGGCAATGGCTCAAACACTTAGAGAAACTATGGCTGATGCTTCTAAAGATGTTATTGCTTTAGGAGGAGATTTAAATAGTGTCCTATCTATTCAACAGGACATTACAGCGGCTTTAGGTCGAAATGTCATAGTAGCCGCTGATGCTAGTAAAGATTTATTTGCAACTTCAGAAGTAACAGGACAATCTGTTAAAGACCTTGTAACTGCTATGGCAAATGTGGGTGTTTCTACATTTAATACAGCGAAAGAAATGAAAAAGGTTGTTGATATTGCTAGACAATCTGGTGTAAATGCTGTTATGGTATCAGACCAAGTTGTAAAAAATATGGATGCCTTAAATAAATACAATTTTGAAGGAGGGGTATCTGGTTTAGCAAAAATGGCGGCACAAGCGACCTTGTTAAGGGTTGATATGAAACAAACTTTGGATTTGGCAGAAAAACTTTTCAGTCCAGACCAAGCAATTGAATTGGCCGCATCTATGCAAAGATTAGGTGTTGCACAAAGCGATTTATTAGACCCTTTAAGATTGATGGATTTGGCACAAAATGACCCAGCTGAATTACAAAATCAAATTGCTCAAATGAGTAAACAATTCGTTCAATTAGGAAAAGACGGTCAATTTGAAATAATGCCTGGTGCGAAAAGACAACTTAGAGAAATTAGTACAGCATTAGGTATAAGTTACGGTGACTTAACAAAAATGGCTTTAGCTGGTGCTGATTTAGACAAAAAATTGAGTCAAATTAAATTTCCTGACACTTTTGCAAGTGAAGAACAAAAGAAAATAATTGCCAATATGGCAGAAATGGGTACCGGCGGTGAATATGTTATTAAAACTGTTGATGGTGAAACAAAAAAAGTTAGTGAACTTTCTCAACCAGAAATAGAAGCTTTAGAAAAAATGGCTAATACCGCTCCCCCTACAATGGAGGAATTAGCTAAAGAACAAGTTGGATTTTTAGAATCGATAAATAATCACATGGCTTCATTGGTGGAAACACCTAAATTGGGAATTGCCGCTGCTAAACCAACAGGAAAAGTAGTAAGTGCGGCAAGAGATGTTGCACAAGCAATTCCGAGAGTAATGCCTGATAAATTTACACCCAAAGGTATTCGTACAGGTATAAATGAAACCGTTGCCGGTAATAAAAGTTTAAAGGATTTTACTACATATATGTCAGGTGAACTTTTAGAATCCTATAAAAAATCACAAGTTGAAATTGATAAATTAACTAATAAATACCCTGTTTTAGGTAAAGTGGTAGATTATGTTAAAGATTTAGTTTCTCCAACTGTACAAGCTAAAGATGTATTAAAACTACCTGGACAGAATATACAGTTACTACCTGAGGATACATTTGCCGCTTTCACTAAAGGAAACGAAGTATTATCAGGTTTAGCAAATAATAGAACAAACAACACAACAACACCTTCAAAATCTTCAATGGATTTGAATCATAATTTAACCATCAATATAAATGCTCCAAGTCATGTAAATACAAATCAATTAATGGAGATGTTTAAAGATACTGGTGTATCACAAGCATTAGGAGTTGCGGTAAAAGAAGCATTTAACAATGGTGGACTAACAGCACCAACAAGTAATAAACAACAATTATTAAATCCGGGTATCGCTCAGTACTCTTAATTTTGATATTTTATCTATTTATAAATAAAGATTAAAAATATGTCAACTAGTACATTATCATTTGCTTCTTCGAGTTCATTCAGAGATATCTTATTGGCTAAAAATTTAACACCTTATACTGTTGTTGGGGTTTACACACCTACAACTTCAAATATAAACTCAGAAGTTACTTTTAGTAATTCTAATGTTATAAATTCACCTGATGAACTTATAACTAATGGTGTTTTTGCTAATCAACTTTATCCTCTAAACGAGTACGGTCCAAATGGTGGGTATAACTTAGATATAAATTACAATGGACCCCCACTCCCGGTTAATTCAAATCAAGGTGAGTATGACATTAATGATACTGTTTTAGATTTAGTAAACGAATTTTTCATCGACGCGGCATATCTTGATAATTATTATGGTCCTGTTGGTGGATTTAATGATATGTATGGTGTGACAACACAAATATTAGGTCAACCTATACATCAACCTTATCCTTCTAATTTTGTTCCATCAACATATTCACCATATGAAATTTTAATTTCAACAAATCCTGCGGGTAATAATGGGTTGTTATCTCAAGATTCTTTCCTTGCAAGATTGGGTGCTCAGAAATTAAATGAACTTTTCCAAGAAAGAATTGCTAGACAAATTTTTATAAATACTGTTGGACAGGTTAATTTAGAATCTTTATCCGACCCTTTTGAAGCTAGTTTAATTGTTACAGGACAAGAACCATTAGTTTATAGAAATTGGAGAATAACTGTACCGGAAGACCCAATAACAGCATCTGCTGACTTACTAACAAGATTAGGTGGTGCTTATTGGCCTGTATCATTAATTCCTGGAGATTATTTTTCGGATAACACAAGAAATGGTCAAACACAACAAACATCAAACGCTTTAAATGTTGTAAATCAACTAACTGGTGGATTTTTAGGTCCGATTCTTAATTTACAAAGAAACCCATCTGAAATATTTTTAGCTAACACAGGTAATGGTCAAAGGTCTGTTTTATTTAGAAATTTAGATTATAATAGATATCAACCAGCTTATAGGGGGGATTTTGGTGGTTTATTAGGTATTGGACAAGCTATTGTAAATTTAATTGACCCATCTAACGGTACTTTAGTTGGTGGTTATTATGTTGGTAGTAGAAATGCGGAACCATCTACAATAACATCACCCCCTAATCAAGTTCCAGTAAATGCTTTTGGACAACAAGAACAATCTCCGGTGTATGGACCTTCTGAGATGGGTATTTTATATGAAGGAAATCAGGATACTCTTAATTTCGGGTTAGCAGCAAAACCATTGAGTGATGGAGGTGGTCTTGATGGTCAATTTGTTTGGACATCACCGAAATATAAAGCTAATGCTGGGTTCAACGCAACACCAGGTGGTGGTTCAGGTTCTGCCGACCCTGAATTTAATTTAATTAGTAGTAATTATACTCGTGATGAGTCAACTAATTTAACATTTAAATCAACTTCTATTCTTGACCAAACACAAAGGTTAATTAATTCAGCTGATAATGTACAAGGTATAAGTCGACTTAAACACGTAGGAAACGCAATAAATCAGGTTAGTAAAGTTTTTAATGACGGATACAAAGAAATGACCAAAGGTTCTCAAGTTGTATCTTATAAAGACCAAACAACTGGTTCTGAAGCAGGTATTGAATATTGTAGAGTATTTACTAAAGATACTCCGTATTATACTTATGGTGACTTACAAAAAACAGATGGAATCACAACAAAAGGAAGAAGATTTACTAGTTCAGTTTTAGATAATACTTTTAATTTGAACATATCACCAACTAAAAATCCGGGTTCTACAAATATTATTGCGGATAATTCAAACGGAATTGGGGGATATGCAAAAAAATATATGTTTTCTATTGAAAACTTAGCTTGGAGAACTTCGAGTAGACAAGGATATACTTACGATGAATTACCCGTTTGTGAAAAAGGACCAAACGGTGGAAGAGTAATGTGGTTTCCACCCTACGATTTAAAATTCAATGACACGAGTACTGCTAACTGGACACCAACATCATTTTTAGGTAGACCTGAACCAATATACACCTACAAAGATACAAATAGAACTGGTAGTTTGTCTTGGAAAATAATTGTTGACCATCCATCAATTATGAATCTTATTGTCGATAAACAATTGAAGGGGGTTAATAAAGAAAGAGTTAATTCAATAATTGATTCTTTCTTTGCTGGATGTGTAAAATATGATATTTATGAATTAGCAAAAAAATTCAATACGGTTCCAACAAAAGATTTATATACTTATCAAGAAATTTTGACTAATCCAAATGTCAACAATGACCAAGTCACGGAAGTTATCAGCGATATTCAAGGACAAACCACTATAGGTACAGTAACTACACCGGGTACTAGTACACAAGAAACAACATTAGAGAATAACTTATGTGATTTAGATGCTAAATACAATAATTTTGGTTTATATTTTGAAAATAACGTACCAGGTCCACCAGAAAGAAATAAAGATAAACCAAATTCAGCTTATAAATCAGATTATGATGGTTATGTTAGTCAAAGTAATCAGGATAAATATATTACAGAATCAAAGGCGACTTTTAGTTCAGGTAGTTCAGAAACTAATGTTTCAGAATTTTTTAAAAATGTTATAATAGACAATTTTAATTATATATCAAATAATTTTGTTGAAGACGCTTTTAAAATTCTTAGTGAAAAAAAAGGAACTATAAAAATTTCTTTAGTTGCATCTGCATCAGCCCCGGCTAATAAAACATATAATGAATGGTTATCAAAAAGAAGAGCTAATTCATTTATTGAATATCTTCAAACAACAAAGTTGGGTCCTTTTATAACAACTGATAAAACACTGATTTTTAGTAGTATAGAAACTTTAGGTGAAGAAACATTTTCCACACCAAAAACTTCAACAGGTTCATTTGGTGCGTCTGTTAATTGTACTCAAGATATTAAAGATAAAAATGGCAAAGTCACATCAAAATCTCAGAAATATTCTGTTTCAGCCATGGCTTGTCGAAGAGTAATAATGTCAGATATACAAGTAACACCCGTTCCTTCAGATAAAATTATTGAACCTATTGAAAAACCTAATGAGACAATTGTAATACCGGATGAAAAAAAACCTGAACCAAAAAAACCTGAACCTATTATTACAATACAACAGAAACTTAAAGATGGTATTGGAAAGTTAATATTAAGAAGATTGTTATCAGAATGTGATTATTTTGAAGTAATTAAAGAAGAAGTTCCTATGGTATATGATTCTATTCAGGAAAAAATTAAATATTTTAATCCGGCGTTTCACTCTATGACACCTGAAGGATTAAACGCTCGTTTAACTTTCTTAAATCAGTGTGTAAGACCGGGTGAAACTATACCAGTCATTGGAACTGATGGAAAACCAAAACAAAATGATGCACAAAATACTTCATTTGGAGCACCTCCTGTTTTAGTTTTAAGAATAGGTGATTTTTATAATACAAAAATTATTCCTGATAGTGTTGCAATTACTTACGAACCATTATTAGATATAAATCCTGAAGGAATCGGTATTCAACCAATGATTGCAAATGTTACTTTAGGATTTAAGTTTATTGGTGGAATGGGATTGGATAAACCTGTTGAAGAATTACAAAACGCTCTTTCTTTTAATTATTATGCTAATACTGAGATTTATGATGAAAGAGCAAAATGGACTGACGATAGTTGGAAAAAAATTGACAATGAGTATTTCCAAGAATTGATAAACGCACAACCCCCGGTTGTTAATCCTGTTGTTCAGCAAGAAAACATAGGTGGTGAAACAATTGGTGAAATACTAACAACTAACGAAGTAGAAAGTGGACAAACAGGTGATATATCTTATAAAAAAATAATGGATTCGTTGTTAGACACTACCAAAGAGTACTACGAAAATATAATTAATCAATCTGAGAGTATGGTTAAATCATATAATGAGGGGATTAGACAATTAATATCAAAAGAATTACAATACACAAATGGTGCTTGTAATTTTAACATAACAAATGTGCCATCACCTAAAACAGTAGTTATATATGGTAAATCTGTTTTTGAAAGTAAAATTGACGAGCTTTTTACCAAAACAATTGAAGATATTGATACTGATGTTAATTTTATAATAGTTGAATTAATATCACAAAATTTTAATGAAGATGTTATAAGAACTGTGAAGTTGAATTTAAAAAACTACATTAACAATTATAAAAATGATTTTAGTTTGGGAGTTAATAGTATTGTTTCAAACATAGTTGACCAACAAGTAAAATTTGTACAAATTTTGAGAAAGATAAATTTTGTAAATACATTATCTGATGGTGTTTTAATAAACAATAAATCTAAAATTTACAATATTTCGGGTACAAGCGAAACTGATAGTTCTAGTAACCCAACTCCATTAGATACTTACTATGAATTATGGGAAGATTATGATAGAGTTGTTACTGACCTTCAGATATTTCAAAAATTTTTAGAGGATGAAAATATTGTTACTGATTTCTATGATGGACCAGGAAACTTTGAACCTATATCAACTGTGATAACCACACTGACGGATAAAAGATTTTTTATGATAATGGCTCAAATATTCAACAATAGGTCAAATTTTAATGACTTTAAAGAAAAAATAGTTACAGATGAAATGAATAGACAATATGATGGTCTTAGACGAAAATTTGAAAAAATTGTTGATGATTTTAGAGATAAAACTAAAGAAGAATTGGATGCTGAGGAAAAATATTTTAAAAAACTAAAAAGAAATGAACTTTATGAAACTTTTCTAACAGTAACAAACCTTTATAAAAAAGGGAAAATTCGTAAGTTTAGTTATTCTACTATTCCTAATCAACAAACAAATGAAACACAAATATCAGGTTTAAATTTGTTGTACAAAGGAAATAATAGTGGGGATAAAACAATTTGGACTGATAAAACTCAATTTAATTAAAAATGAACAACAGACAAAATTATAATAGATATAATGATTTTTTATTGAATGGTGAGCAAACTATTGTCCCTTTTATTTCTATCCCAACCAAATCTACAGATAAAAAGTACATTTATAAAGTAGGTCAATCAAGGATGGACAAAATTTCACAACAATACTATAATACTCCAACTTTTGGTTGGTTAATTATGGCGGCAAATCCAATTTATGGTGGTATAGAGTGGAATATTCCTGATGCGGCAATTTTAAACGTACCTTTTCCATTAGTAGCATCACTACAAGATTATAAAACTCAATTAGATAATTACTTCTTTTATTATGGTAGGTAAATCCGAAAACATTTTAGTAGAATTTGATTACAATAATATTACCATAATTGACCCAAATAAAGTTATTGATGGAGATAATAATGTAAAAGAAAGATTCGTAAGTCAAGAAAACTTGGTAATGTACGCAAATTTAGAGTGTAGTGTATTACCAAGAACAAGGTTAGCTATTGGAACATCTAATGACGACGCTATTAGAACAATTTCTATAGCAAAAATAAATTTTATGAAGCCTGGTGATAAAGAATTTTTAGATAATTCATATACTGATGAAATCACCGGTAAAGATAGTATCAAGGGATTTGGTGTTAATCAACCAAATTTGAAAAGTGTTACCAATCCAAATAAAAGTGATGATTTTTACATCACACAAACAATAAAATCAGGAGGTAACCCAGGTGCAACTGATAATGGTTTATTAGGTATAACATCAATTCAAATCAGACAAGGATTAGATTTTTTACCAACTATAAGTGTAAGATTAGTTGATGTTAAAGGTAGAGCTCTATTTGAAGCGGGAGATAACTCACCATACGCTGCGTTTTTTAATCTACCATACCCTCTATTTTATCTGACTATAAAAGGTTACTATGGAAAAGCGGTTAAGTTAGGTTTAATGCTTCAAAATTTTACAACAACCTATAATGGCGATTCTGGTAATTTTGACGTAGATTTAACATTTTATACTTACAAGTATAATGTGTTAAGTGATATTACTATGGCTTCTTTATTAGCAACACCCCACATGTATCAGTCAAGATACACGGTGAGTACAAAAAGCGGTGGACCGAGTCAATCAAGTGTAAGTCAAACAATTTTAGTGGAAAAGGGATATCAAAAAGTAAGAGAAATGTATAGTGAATATATTTCTAAAGGTTTAATACCAAGTGATTTTCCTCAAATTACTATTGCACAAATGAGAGATAGAATAGAAAATTTCATAAAAAATATATTAGATTCTTTTACAAAACAAAATTTAGACCCACTAACCAATTTAGATACTTATTCTAGTAATTTATTCGAATATCAAAAAGAAGTTTTTTATATTTTAAAATATTCATGGTTTTACAAGTATATGGATACTGAAAACTTTTACATTAAAAATACAACAAACCAAAAAATTTACACTTTTAGAAAAAATTTTAATCTTCAAGAAAAAAGTGAAGCAATTGCTGAATTAAAAGGTATTATTGATAAGTATAACAAGTTATTAAACGAAAATACAACTTGTGGAACTAACGGAAGTTATGAAATTAACGGAAAAAAAACAGAATGTTCAATACCTAACAGTATCAAATACGAAATTTTTAAAGTTGAAGGTTTAAATTATTCTGACATAAATGTCGATGAAACATATAAAGCACAAAGAAAAAACAGTGCGCCATCTGATTTAGATAAAGTTCAATTCACTAAAGAGTTACAGAATAATAATTTATTCAATAATATTGAAATCACCCTTAAAGGAGGTTCTAAACAAGTAACATCTCAATTTTTTATTTTTGAGGGTACTGGTTCATTCATCGACTTATGTGATAAAATGAATAAAGACCTAAAAACAAGAAGAGAACAAATTCAAGACGAATTAACTAAAGCTTTATCAAATTTATTAGAAAGTAAAGAAAATGGTATTGGGTTTGTTCCAAATATTAGAAATGTTTTGGCGGTTATTTTTGCAAACGGTGAAGCGTTTTTGAGATTATTAGATGATGTTCATGTTAAGGCTTGGGAACAAAGGGATAGTAAGATAAGAAAGGATGTAGTATTTAATACAAATGTTGCAAGTGCAAGTGCTGATAATAAAAACTCAGGAGGTGACACAAATCAACCAATTTATCCATGGCCACAAGTAATAAAAGAAACAACAGGTGAAAATGGACAAGAAAAATTTGAATTAAGATATCCGGGAGATGCGGATATAATTGGTCAAACAAAAGGTTATTTATATGATGTATGGCCTGAAATAGAGTTTATTGAAGAATTTTTAAATGGATTAACCCAAAAAACTCCACCGGTACCACCACCTACAGATACGTCAAATGTAACTACAGAACCTAAAAGAGTTTCTTTAAATGCTTTAGAATTTCCTGTAAGTAATGAAGTTTTTACCAACAAAGAAGAAATTAAATTTTTTTATGAAATATACGAAAGAAGTATATTCGCATCACACTATACAAAATTAGATAGAAGTATAGCATCTACAACTGATACTGATAAAGTATCAAATGTTTTAAGTGATTCGGAAAGCATAAATTTAAAAAATAGTTTGGGAGATGAGGATGTATCTCTTATAAAAAAGATAAAAGATTATAATTTAAACGCATCAAATTTCGAAACCGTTTTGAAACATATTTCAAATGAGGGTAAAGGGTTAAGTTGGCAAAATTATATTAGGGGTATTTTTAATACTGCTTATATAAAAAATATTTTAGAAAACTCAAAATTTGAATTTATAAAATATGATGAAATGCAAGATTCAAAGACACAACCACAAGTTGCGTTAAACAACCAAGATAGTATATCGACTTACATTTCTAATTCTACATCATCTAACAAGTATGATTTCTCAGATGTTTATCCATTTACTGAAAAAAGTTGGGTAAAAACAAATTTGGCTAATGGTAGTGGTATTGATGAAAAGTTGGCATTTAATACTACCAAAATATTAGTTTATAATATAAACAAAAAAGTTATTTCTAATTTTACTGATGGTCAATCTAGAGATGAAAAATTACCAATAACAAATTTTGTGTATAAAGATATCAAACAACCCCAAGTTAATGTGTTTGATATGAGAAACTTTTATGCTACAAGAACATATGAAAATCAATTACCAACAGAAGGTGATATAAAATATTTGAATTATTCAGGTTTAGTAAGTAATTACCAAACCACATCTATTTTTAATACACCTTATTTTATAAATTCAATTCAAGAAGGTGTTCAAAAAACTAGAAACAAAGAACAATATCCTTATGTAAGTTCTGCTTATTTATTTTTAAACAGTTTACCACTTTCTACATTAAGAGAAAAATACAAATCATATAGTGTATCAAATACTAACCCATCAGTTAATAGTTTAGATTATATATTTGCGTCTTTAAACAAATTCAGTGGGGTACATAAAATGCCGTATTCTTGGATTTTAAAAATAGGTTCTATATGGCACCGTTATAAAACTTTTATTGAAAAAGGTATTGATATAATAGACAATTCATGGAAAAATTTTGATTATGTACTTAATTATGACCCAGTAACAAATGATAAAACTAAATCTTACACTTTTACTATTCCGGGTCAATTAAGTGCAACAACTGTTGTTTTAGAAAAACTAACGACAACTCAGACATCACCTAATACATTTAATAATACTACAACTATTAATACCGGATTTTATCCTAAATTGATAAATGACTTTAATATATTTTATCAAGGATATGAGTTGTTTACCGGTTATACAAATAACGATATACAAAATGCTTTCAACGATGGATTAGTCCTAAATTATGTTCCTGAAGCAGTTATACAACGAAATTTTGGTGACCCTAGTAGAAATAGTACAAACACAAAAGTTATTCCATGGTCAGTTTCAGTCAATGGAGATTATGGACAGTTTACTTTTGTTATACCTTCTAGTGGAAGTTTAATAAATCAAACACAAAGTGAATGTGTAAATATTTTTTCAGATGTTTCGTTTGCGTTAACAGGTATGGATGTACAACCCGATGCTTGTAAATTTTCAGGTAACAGTGCAATGTATAATGGCTCTGTAAGATTATTTTGGACTGCACCGAATTATGGTTATTTTGATAATTCAAAATTAACAAAACCTCAACCTACAAAATATTTAAAAGAGGTTTTTTCGGGACAAATTCCGCAAGAAAATTTTTCGATAAACGGTGAACAAAATCAATATACTGATATAAGTGAAATTTTTTCGGTGTTTGATAAAAATTCATTAGATAAGTTTGAAACAGAGTTTCTTAATTTTTCTAAATCAATTTATGACTACGAAGAAGATACTAACGTAACAGATACTGACACACAAAAAACTTTTAAAAATTTCCAAGCTTTGATGAGACAAATGATGAAAATCACAAACACATCTGTAACAAATTATTTGTCTGTACAGGAAATTCAAACCAAACAGTTAGATATAATTTCAAATTTTATTTCACAATTTATAAATTATGAAATTTATTTTAAGAATGGAAACCCTTCTAACTTTGATAGAAAGTTATTTGGTTCATTCACAAATAGAAATAAAGTTATTGACCCAATTACTTGGGAAAGTTATAACGGTACAACACGAAACACATTACCTAGTAATCAGCCAAACTCACCTACACTTAATAGTTCAATAAATTCTAATTTAGGTGCTTGGGAAACGTTACAAACCTATGTTGGATTCTCCAATATATCAGAGTTAATATATGATGATGATGGTTCGTATATTACAGATTTCTTTATTGATTGTGATGTAGCTTTTACAGAAACCAACATAAAGAATCTGTGGCCAATAATTAAAATTTATGCAACACAAAAATTGATTGACAAAACATTAAATTTTAACAAATTTCGTGATTTAATGGATAAATACTTAGATAACTTAGATGGTTTTAATGATAAAGTTATAAATAGTACAATGATTAAGGCAAGAAAACTCTTACCTGACGTTGTTGATACAACACAACAAAGTAAAGGTTCGGTTTTGGATTCCACCCAAACAAAATTAGAATTATGGGAATCATTTAAATCAACAAATGATAAATGGATTGCTGGAAATGATTTCAAAAGAAAAACATTGTTTGAAGATATTCTTTTAGTTGATAGAGCGAGTAGAAATATTGGGGATAAAGTTTTAGTAGATATAATTAAACTAAAACACATGTTAAACAACATAAATCCAAAAGCAACAATGCTTGTTTTTGTTCAATCTATTTTGGTTGAAAATAACTTTGTTGTAATGAATATCCCATCATATGTTAATTTTTATAATGTACAAGATGCTGTAAAAAATCCAAAACCAAAACCTGAAGGTACATTAGAATTTGCTAACAGTTTATTTGGTACTTTTTTGAATGTTGATTATCGTGAATCTTCCGCAAAAATGGTTTGTTTTTATGCTGGAAAACCAAGTGAACAATTGGATTTAAAAAATAATGTTGATTATAGATTCAGAAATGACGCATTCGATTTACGAAGAGCGAGTGATAATCCATTATTAGAAAATCAAATTAATAAAAATGATTGGGATAAATCAAATAAAGTTGTTGGGTTCAATGTGGACTTTGGTCCACAAAATCAATCCGTATTTAAAGGATTTAATGTAAGTCAGAATCCCGGATTATCGACCGCTGAGTCGTTAGAAGTATTAAATCAAATGGCAAATCAGTCAGGAAATAGAGGTGGTTCATCTCAAAGTCTTTCTTTATATAATTTATATAAAAATAGAAGTTACTCTTGTACAATTACAATGATGGGAAATGCAATGATTCAACCAACAATGTATTTTAATTTAAGGTATGTTCCTATGTTCAGTGGTCCGTATATGATTCAAAAAGTATTACACTCAATTACACCTGGTAATTTTGAAACAGTTGTCGAAGGAATAAGACAACCAACCGCATCATTACCAAAAGTAGAAAATTATATTCAATCGTTAAAGACAACTTTATTACAAACTATTATTGAACAAAATAAACAAGATAAAGCTGAAAAACTTAAACAAGCAACAACAGCAACCACCAAAAATAATGTTATAGACCAAAAAAATACCAAAGTAGATAAAAACACTAAAAAAGAAGTTACAAAACCACAAGATACACAAGAGTGTCCACCAGTTTTAACAACAACTAATAGGTATTCTAATTTTGTTGTAGAAACTTCTACGGTTACAACAGTCACAGTTAAAAATGTTATAGAGTTAATAGCAACAAAAACAACTGACCAAAAAATAAGATACTCAGTATTTGCCAAGTTGTATTTAAACTCATCTCAAAATGAAAATTTAAAAACTCAATCTAATAATTATAGTGGAACAGATTTGTTAAGCGATTGGGGAGCTTCAGTAGAAAAATTTTTTACGAAAAAACAGTATTACTGTGGTGGTGGTGATTTAAAATCAAAACCATATGTAATTTTTGAAAGTTTGGAACAGAATATTGATTTTTTAATTGATAGGTTTAAAGCTAGAGTTTCTGAGATTAAAGATATTAGTCCTTCTGAAATAACCAAATTTATAATATTATACTCTGATGCGGCTATTGCAAATAGTAATGTTTATACGACAATGAATCAAACTGATATTTCTAATATTGAAAGTCAGGTTAATTTTTCAATAAAACTATTTAATGAAAATACTGGTAATTTTACACAAACACCACCGCCAGCAAATGTTCCGGCACCAACACCTTTTATTGAGAGAAAAACATTTACAAACTCAAATCCACCAATAATTGAATCGTTAAGAGTTACTATAGACCCTGCTCAAGGGGCTTGGGAAATATTTTCAGCAAGATGGGATTATAAAATAACCGCACCTTGTGATAGTGGTACAGGTATTAATCAATTTCTTAACGCTGGTAGTATAAGTAATAATAAACAAGAATATTTTGTAGATACGGAATCATTATTAAGAGAATTTGAATGTGATAAAGAAGGTTTCCAAGGTAGTTATAATTTAGCGTTACGTTTATGGGCGAATCCTATGACTTCAGGTGGTCAACTTGATACAACAAGAGAACAAGCGGTGAAAACATTCTCATATAACTTTAAACTTTCC